AACGCCGCAGCACGACTCGGTGTTGCACGTTATGAAGGCATCCGCTGGCACTGTAACGGCGGGGTCGCAGCATCCACTTGTAGTCGAAATGAACAGCGGCGGAACCGGGGCTGGCATTAACCTACTGAACGCCGATGCCGGATACAGCCAGATCGCAATGGGCTCTCCCACCAACTCTGAGGGATTTGAGATTCTCTATCGTTACAATGACAGCGCGGCATACATCAGAACGAAATTTGCCGGAGCAAGTCTTGTATTCGCTTCGGGAAATTCAACCACCGCACTCACGCTGAACAGCAGCCAGCAAATGGTTGCGCTCCCAACCTATAGCGTTACCGTTGGCGCAACCAACCGTGACCTCTACATCGACAACACTGGCCTCATTGGTTACGTCTCGTCTCTGCGCGCATCAAAGACGGAAATCGACCCGATCACCGATACCTCTTGGTTGCACGCGCTCACCCCGGTCAGCTTCAAGTATCGCAAGAAGGCGGAGGACGGCTCGTACACGAACGAGATTGATGGCGATATCCAGTACGGCATGATCGCGGAAGATGTGGCTGCGGTTCGCCCAGACCTGTGCTTCTACGATGATGTTGCCGCTGAGGATGGCACCGTTACCCGTGAAGTGCGGGGCATTCAGTACAGCAAATTGGTCCCGGTTATGCTGAAGGAAATTCAGTCCATCCGGGCCGAAGTAAATGCAATGAGGGGCAACTAATGACCACCAACGACAAGCCACTTCTTTCTATCGTTGAACTTCAGGAGCAACTCGCGTTCTTCCAGCAGCGTTGCGTTGTGCTTCGCGGCGAGGTGGAGAAGCGAGACGCTGAGATTGCAAAACTGAAAGAACCCAAAGTGGAGTAACCCAATGGCTATCAACGCGCTCACTGGAGTAGCCGCTGCGGCTGCTGTTACGCTTAGCCCGATTGGTTCGATTAACGGTAGCTTCGATTGCTACAACACTCGGGAACTTCTCTCCGGGTTTGAATCGACTGGGTTTAAGCCGGTGCGCGTTGGTGAAGCTGGGGGTGCGGAACGCTTTACTCTCTACGAAGACCCCAACGGGCAATTTGTAATCACCATGGAGATGCCGGGTATGGCCGCTGTCTGTATCGTTTCGCAGGGTAAATACAAGAAGCCGGTGGGCGTGTAATGGAATCCCTAGCATCAGCTATCGCGGCAATCGTTGTGGCGGTCGGCGTGTTCGACTGTGACTCGACTAACAAAAGCCTTGCAGCCGGTAATGTAGAGCGCAACCCGCTGATGGCCTACCTACAGCGCACTCTTGGCCGCTATTGGGTTGTGCCAAAGATGGCGGTTCACTTTGTCGCAGCCGTAATTGTTCTGGCCTTCCCCATCATTCCGGTAATGGGCGCTGTTACTGCTTTCGCTTTGATTATCGGAGTTATTGCGTACAACAACTATCTTTTGGCTGGGCGTTAATCATGGACGAGCACGGCAAGGCGGTTGTGGATGCACTCTCCATCGCGGTGGTTGGTGCAACAATTATGAAGTGGCTTCCGGCAATCGCAGCCGTGTTCTCCATTATCTGGACGGTAATCCGCATTTACGAAAGCAAGACCGTTCAGGATTGGGTTAATCGCAACAAGGCGGATGACGAGGACATCTATGGTTGAGTATCGAGGGGAAAAGTTTGCTGGCTATAACAAACCTAAGCGCACCCCGTCGCACGCCCAAAAGAGCCACGCGGTTCTGGCAAAAGAGGACGGCGATGTTCGCTTGATCCGGTTTGGGCAGCAGGGCGTTAAGGGCGCGGGGGCTCACCCAAAGACGGAAGCAGAGAAGGCCCGCAGACGCTCCTTTAAGGCTCGTCACGCGCAGAACATCGCTAGGGGGAAGATGTCGGCAGCGTATTGGGCGGATAAGGTGAAGTGGTGATGAATCTCGAAAAGCTGCAATCCGAAATCGAGTCCGACGAAGGGTTTATGCAATACCCCTACAAGGACACTCGCGGTTATCTGACCATTGGGTTCGGCATCAACTTGACCACTACCGGGATCACCAAAGAGGAAGCCCGCTGGATCACCAAGAACCGGCTGCTGGCTGTCCACGATTCTCTGGTTGACCGGCTCCCAGTGTTCAAGACCTTGGATGAGAACCGGCAGCGGGCGTTGGTCAACATGGCCTACAACATGGGGATCGACGGCCTGCTGAAGTTCAAGAAGATGATCGCGGCCCTAGAGGTAGGCGACTACGAGACAGCCGCAGACGAAGCCAAGAACTCTTTGTGGGCAACCCAGGTTGGGGACAGGGCTAAGCGTTTGATTGGGGTTATCCGTGGCATTTGACTGGAAGAAGGTGGTGGGAACGGTAGCCCCGGCTATTGGCACGGTGCTGGGCGGCCCTCTGGCGGGTGTAGCAACGCAGGCTGTGGTCGCCGCTCTAGGCTTGCCCCAAAACTCACCCGATGACGCCATTGCCGCCGCCGTTCAGAACGCATCCCCGGAAACCCTGTTGGCCCTAAAGAATGCCGACAAGGATTTTGCCTTGAAGATGCGCGCTCTGGATGTGGACCTTGAGCGGATTGCCGCAGATGACCGCAATTCCGCCCGCATCCGTGAGGCCCAGGTTCGTGACTGGATGCCCCGCGTTCTTGGCGCAGTTGTGGTTTCCGGGTTCCTGGGGACCGTGTTTATGGTTCTGGGCGGTTACGTTGAGGGTTTGAAAGACCCCCTGATGGCGACAACCGTAGGTACTCTGATCGGTTATGTATCAAGTAAGGCAGATCAGATCGTTAGCTATTATTATGGCTCCTCTGCCGGTAGCCGCTCAAAGGACGAAGCCCTGAATAGTGCCCTGCGAAATAAGGTATAATGTGGCATGGCCTACGTTGAACTCGAAATCCCTCCTGGTGTAGTTCGCCCCGCCACCCCGTTGCAGGCTAAGAACCGCTACTGGGATGCAAACCTTATCCGTTGGCGGTCTGGGAAACTCCTTCCGGTGGGCGGGTGGCAGCGCATTAGTGAAGACCCGCTGGCGTCTACATGCCGCTCTATCTTCACTTGGCTCTCCACCGATGACGTTCCGTATGGTGCGTTTGGTTGCGACGGGAATCTGTATGCGCTTTCTGTCCCCGACTCAACGCTTACCGAAATCACCCCCACCGGGTTCGTCCCTGCCGATAGCGGGTTGGAGGGAGGGTACGGCGCCTCTACTTACGGGGATTATCTGTACGGCGATCCTACTGGGCGTCCGGTTTCCCCATTCGACTTGCCGACCTTCTCTTGGACATTCGATAACTGGGGAACAAGCCTCTTGGCGGTTGCCTCCAGTGATGGGCGCTTTCTGCAATGGGTTGTTGGTGACGATAACGCTCACGTTGTAGGAACCGCCATCATTTCCTCAATCCAGCGGCAGTCCAACACAGTTACCGTTACCTGCGCCGAGAGCCATGACTTTAACGTTGGCGATAGCGTTGTAATTGCGGGAGTAACCACGACTTCATTCAACGGAACTTTTACGATTGTCTCTGTCCCCACCGCAGATACATTCACATATTCGCAGGCTGGCGCTAACGCTACTTCATCTGGCGGTACCGCAACCTCTGGCAGCGTCCCCACCAATAATCTCGGGGTAATCGCCACAGAGGAACGTCACGTTGTTCTGTTTGGCGCTGGCGGTAATCCCCGTCGCGTGGCGTGGTCCGATCAAGAAAATTACGTCAACTGGGATTTTGCCGACCCCCTTTCGCAGGCCGGTTACTTCGACCTCGACACAAACTCAAAGATCATCATGGCGGTGGCTGTTCGTGACGGCACGCTAATTCTCACCGATGGTGAGGCTTGGCTGATGCGTTATATTGGCCTGCCGTACATATACAGTTTCGAGCGCGTTGGGCACGAGTGCGGAATTATCGCGCCGATGGCCTTTGCAACCTTCGCCGGTCGCTGCGTGTGGATGGGGCGCGAGGGGTTCTGGCTGTACGAGGGTGGTTTCGTTCGCCAGCTTCCGTGCGATGTCGGCTCGTATGTGTTCGACAACATTGATGCCACAGCGGGGCGCGTCTACACGAACGGCGCAAACAACGGCATTTTTCCGGAAGTCTGGTTCTGGTATCCGAGCGACGGCAGTTCCGTTCCCGACCGCTATGTGATTTACAACTATTCCGAGAATTGGTGGTCGGTTGGGCAACTCACGCGCACGGCTGCGGCAAACAACGGCGTGACGCTCTACCCGCTCGCCACCGACGAAAACAACGAAATCTACTATCAGGAGAACGGCTGGACGGCTGCGGGAACCCCGATCACCACGCAGCGTTACGCGGAAACCGGCTCGCTTGATGTTAGCCGCGGCGCTGTTACTAGCATGGTCCGGCAGGCAATCACCGATAGCGGGTACGGGTACGACTCGACCGCGCTTACCTTCTACTCGACCTATACGCCAGACGGTTCAGAGACGACCTTTGGCCCGTACTCCCCGCGCTCAAACGGTTACACGGATGTCCGGTTCAGCGGGCGCGATTATCGCATGAAGGTGGAGTCCACCGAGGATGCGGAGTGGAGTATCGGCAACATCCGGCTTGATCTAATTCCCAGGGGCGGACGATGAGGGTAACGATTCCGTCCCCGCCCCAGACCTATTCGGCTGGCGGTATCTCGCAGGCCCTTGATGCGATTAAACGGGCTTTCCTTTTCACCGTATCAAAGAACGAAGCTGTGGAGTCCATTCTCTTGCAGGATTCTGACGGCGTGGTTTGGAAGGTAACGGTAGATACTTCGGGAAATCTTCAGACAGCGAGCGTCCCCCTTGGCTCTAACTGATAAAAAATTCGAACAACTGCTCCGTAAGGGGCTTCGGTTCGCAAAGAAAACCCATTCCGTCGAAGACGTTAAACGGCTTCTGGCTAATGGAATGATGCAGGCTGTATTTAGCGACAGCGCGTGTATAATTACTCAGATTGTGGATTTCCCGCAGAAGCGCGTTCTCGATGTCTTTATGTGCGTCGGTGACGACCTGATGGCGGTAAAGGCGCTAAAGCCCCAGTTGATGGCACTCGCTAAACAGCACCGGGTTGATCTTGGCCGCGCGTTTGTTCGCGGTGGCTTGGTTCGCCCTTGGATGGCGATGGGGTGGGAGAAGCGCGGCGTGGTTATGTTTTTCGATATGGAACCAGATAAACCGGAAGCGGAAGACGCTCCGGTGGAGGAGTAAAAAGATGGCGGGCGGCGGCGGCGGAACTCCAGTTACCACTTCCAAGCAGGAAATCCCCGGTTGGCTCCAGCAGCCTCTTCAGGAAAACATCCAGCTTGCCGGTCAACTTGCTGCCCGCCCCTACGAGGGGTATCAGGGCCAGACGGTCGCAGGGTTTAGCCCCGCCCAGATGGCGGCCCAGCAGTACGGCACGCAGGCGGTTGGGTATTCCCTTCCGGCTTACGCGCAGGCCCAGCAGACGGCAGCAGAGGCTACGGGGTATCAGGCTCCTCAGTTCCTCGGCAGCGATATCTCCGGCTACATGAACCCGTACACGCAGAACGTGATGGACGTAGCCCAGCAACAGTTGCAGCGACAGACCCAGCAGCAGTTGCAGAACATCGGGCAGCAGGCGCGTGCGGCGCGGGCGTTTGGCGGCTCGCGTCAGGCCCTTCAGGAAGGCGTGCTTCGTGGCGAGGCTGCGCGGTCTGCCGGCGAACTGGCTGCCAATCTTCAGCAGCAGGCATTCGGGCAGGCCACGGCTTTGCAGGCAGCGGACTTCGCACGACAGCAGCAGGCCCTTGGCACTCGTTTGGGTGCGGCTCAACAGCTTGCCGGTCTTGGTGCTGCGGGGCAGGCGGCGATCGGGCAGGATGTTGCGATGCTGGGTCAGATCGGCGCGCAGCAGCAGGCCCTTCAGCAGGCGCAGTTGCAGGATGCTTACTCGCGCTGGCAGCAGGCGCAACAATACCCGCTACAGATGCTTGCACTGCGTCAGTCGGTAATTCCGGGCAACGTAGGCATGAACACCACCGCAACCACGGCAGGCGGGACTTCTGCAAGCCCGTTCTTGAGCGGGTTGGGCGGTGCTCTTACGGGAGCGCAGCTTGGGTCTTTGGTGCCGGGAATCGGGACTGGGCTTGGGGCTATTGGTGGCGGCTTGCTCGGACTCTTCGCTTAAGGAACTAACATGGTTTGGAATCCGTTCTCCGGCATCTCTGGGCTTCTTTCTTCCCCGACAGAGGAGGAGGGGAATAAGATCGACCCACGTTACGGAATCCCCCGCGCTGATGTTTATCAGGCTCAAATGGGATTGCTCGGAAATATTGGTGCGACCCTGCTCGCAGCCGGTCAGCGTATTAGCCCAGCGGATCGGGCGCGGTTGTTCTCGCAGCTTGGTCCCCAGACGGCGCAGTTCAGCACGGACATCTACAACGCAGCGCAGCGCCGGTACCAGCAAGGTTTGTTGGACGAGGCGAAGGCTAAGCGTTTGGAGGAGGCTAAACAGCAGGCGCAGACTCAGGAGGAACGCGCGCGGCTTGGGGCCATGATGGAGGACACTTACGAAAAGGACGCGGACGGCAACTGGGTAAAGATGCAGTCCGCTTACGGACCCGAAGCACTTATGGCTCAGGCAGCAAAGGTTTCCCCGGATATTGCGGCACGGTTGCTGGAGAAAAAACTGTTTCCGCAGAAAACACCAGCCGAACTAAAAGCGGAAGAGGTAGCCCGCCAACAGGAAGCACTTCGGGTGTATCGCGCGCAAAAAGAGCCAAGCTATGAAGGTGCTAAGTATCAAAACGGGGTTCCGACAGAGTGGGTAAGGCGCGCCCCCGTTGCGTCAAGGTCTGAAATGGTTGGTGGGCTGCTGACTGCTGGGTTTACCCCGGCTGAGATTGAAGCCCTTGAGCCATCGCCAAAATCTGTGAAGCCGGAATTCAATATATTGCCTGACGGTACTACCGTTTGGACCAACCCGGAAACTGGGCACCAGGAAATTACACAACCGGGGGGTTCCCTCACTGACGAGCAAAAATTCCGGCTGGGGATGGTTCCTGCTGGGGGCGGTCCGGCTGGGGCAGCACCACCTCCAACTCAAGGCCAGACAACCCTCACGCCGACAGACAGGCAAGAGGTAACTAATGATCAGATTATGTCTGCGGCTAAGGGTTTTGTCGGCGCAGTCTCACTTGCGTTGGGTGGACTTGAGGGAACCCTGGGTCAGTTGGCGAACTTGGCTGGCCGACCTGGGGAACTAAACCCAGAGGTTGGAGCGAGTGCGAGGTATCTGAATAGTATTGCCAACGCTGCGCGGCGGGCTTTTTCGGGGCCTGGGCGTGAGAATGTTCAGGAATTGAAGTGGGCACAGGACATTCTTAGCCTCCCTGATTCTTCCGCTAAACGTGCTTTCAGTAACCCAGCATCGGTGGGAAATTCCATCATCGCGGCGGCGAGGTACGCCGAAGATGGAATTGCCAGGATTAACGCCAGACTCAAAAATCAAGGTCTGCCACCGGCCGTTAACACGGAATTACAGAAAGAAAAGATCGACCTGCAAGATTTGCTTGCCGCAATTAACAGCATCCCTGGGGCCCCGCGCGTGGGAGCCCCCAACATTGAAAATGTGATGGATAAAGCACTAAACCCGGCGGGGGAGAATCCGTAATGGCGAAATCTTACACCCCCGACCAATTCAAGACTGCATACGAAAATCTCCTTTCCCAAAAGAATCAGGAGGATGCCGCCCGCGTGAAGGCTGAGTTTATCGCCAAGCACCCTAAGGAGGCTGAGGATTTTTTCTCTAAGTCCTCTGGTTGGGCGCAGTTTAAGGTCGGGGCCGCTAAAGGTTTGCTTGGACTGGGAGAGGCGCTTGATGTTGTCGATCTGGGGAAACTTTTACCTGGTGGCGCGGATTTCTCTAAAAGAATGGCAGAGGCTCGGCGTAAATCTCTTTCGCAATACGAAACCCCACTGCCCCCGGCAACAATGGGTCAGGAGTGGATGAGGTATGCCGGTGAGATTGCGGGCGGGACCGCGCCGTTTCTCCCGTTTGCACCCATCTCCGCTGCCGCCAAAGCGTCCGCTGCTGGTGCTGGGCTTCTGCGGGCTGGTGGCGCTGGCGTCAGGTCGCTGCTGGGCGAGATCATCCCGGCCGTGGGCGCAACAAGTGGCGGGGCTAGTGCCCAAACCCTATTTCCTGACAACGAACTCGCGAACATCACGGGGCAAGTACTCGGAGGAGCCCCCGGCACCCTGGCTCGTATTGCCTTGGGGGCGGGAAGAAAAGCCTTGGGTAGGGCTGGCGGGGATGTCAAAGAAGAACTTACCCGCCAAGCTGTTCAAGGAGCGGAGGCCGCATATGGGGCTGTTCCGCCAGATGCTGTTGCGCGCGGACAGACGGCGGCTGAGGCCATTGGACTACCCACAACCCTTGCCGAAAAGACTGGGAGCCAGGAACTTCTCGACATTCAGCGACGGCTCGTGCTGGGGGGTGACGTAAGCGCAACCGCCGAGCAATCACGAGCGGCTGCGGCAAGGCAGGCCCTTAGTGATTACGCCCAGGGAAAGGCCCCGGCTTTTGGGGAGGCTGAAGCCCTGATTAACGAGGCTGTAGACCGCACGCAAAAAGCAATTCAGGGGGAACGCGCCGCCCTTGCCAAGACAACCGAAGAGGCCCAGGGGGTTGCGGCTGAACTTCCAGAAATAACTCCAATCGAAACCGGCGCGCAGATCAGAACGGAAATCCTTAACGCTGAAAAGAAAGCGCGGAACGAGTTTTCAGACTTGGCGGAGAAACTGGGACTGAATAAAGCCGGGATGTTTGTCCCGTTCAAGTCTTTTAGAGATGACGTGCTTTCGGCGTTCAGCGGGCGGCAGTTTGCCGAAGCAAAGGATTTGCCAAATGAAACGCTCCGCAACATCTCCGAAGCCAAGAGCGTCACGTTTAAGGACTTGATGGACCTGCGCTCAAACATCACTGGGAATATCCGCGAGGCTGACGCAGCCAACAAGGTGAACCTTTCTGCAAGCTACAAGCTAATCCTGAGCAAGCTTGACGATATGCTCGACAACTCTAGCGGTGCATTCGGAACCCTTGCTGATCGGTACTCTCAGTTTCGCAAAGCGTACCGGCAGAATGTGATTGAACCTTTCGAGGATAAGGTTTTCAAAGCTACCCAGGAGAACGGTCGCGGCTTCTTTGTCACTAATGACGAAAAGGTTGCGTCTCTATTTCTGAAGGGTCCAACTGAGGCGCGGCAGTTTACGGCCATCGCAAAGAACTCACCCAGCATGGTCGCAGCTATGGAGAATGCAGTCCTCGATGACCTGCGCTCAAGGGTGGCGACAACTGGGGTTATCGACCAAGCCAAACTAATGAAGTGGCTGCGGGATAACAACACGGTGCTAAACGAGTTGCCGCCGTCCATTAAAAGCAAAATCCTCAACGTGCAGCAACGGAACGCCGCACTAATTGCCCGCGCCGACAGCATCACGCAGAACGTCGCAAGGATTGAGGACACCTACCTCGCGAAAGCCGGGAAGAAAATCCTTGGAGACAAACCATTCTCTTTTGACAACCTGACAGCCGAAGTGCTGGGAAACCCAAAGGCAATGTCGTCCTTGGTGGCAGACCTCACTCCAGAAGCGCGGTCCGCATTGCAGAGACACGTTTGGGATTCCGTCTACAATGGCAAGGTGAACGGAGTTGATTTTGTAGCCGCTCACAAGGAAAGCCTTTCCAAGCTATTCCCAAAAGAAAATCTTGAGGAACTTTCCATCTTGGCAGACGGCGTGGCGCAGATTAACCGGCTCCCAGATTATCTGGTTGCCGCCCGACAGGCGGAGAATACCCCACTGTGGAAAAGGGCGCTTAGGGGCGCGGGGCAGAGCGAGCGCGCGGCGATCTCTCAATGGCTGGCTGTTCAACGTGGGCGTTCCGGTACTGCTCAAGAGTTGGCTGGCGCTGTCGGCAGGTTTGCCTCTAGGTACGGAGAGAAAAAAGCAGCAGAGGCTATGAAGATTGCGCTTTACGATAAGGACGCTATGGATGCCCTGAAGAAGCTGTCATCTCCCGACAAGAAAGAGGTAGACAAGGCGTTTAACTGGTTTAGAGCATGGATGGCTGGCCTTCTACCGGGCGCTCTCTCAGATAAGGAATAACAGAAAACCCCCGACACTCAGGTGCCGGGGGTTTTCTTATCTATTCACCCGACTAACGTGACGCGGGCCTAGCTTCTTACGGTGGCGTCGG